GTCGATCTGAATGGCCGCTAAGGTACCTGCATTCGTCAGCGTCGCGCCTACGCCTGCGTTGACCAGGCCGCCGATCGTCAGACCCGTGCCGTTTGAGAAGGTTGTGATCTCGGGGCCGTTGTAGGACAACGAGAGCGTGACTTGGTTTGCCGCGGGTACGGAATAGACGTAGTACGCAGTTCCCGCAACGATCCCGTTGGACGACGAGGAGAAGACGATCTGGTCGTTGACAGACAGGCTCGGCGACGAGGAGAAGGTCAGGGTTGTCCCACCCGTGATGTCCGTGACCGTTACCGATGTTCCGCCGGGCGTGTAGGTGGCGTTCAGAGCCGTCGGGGTCTCCACCCGCACCGGACTATGGATTGTGATGCCAGAAGAAACCGCATCGTCCACATACTGCTTAGTGGCCAGTTGCAGTGCAGTAGTCGGGGGCTGAGTCACTGAGACCGATGTCAGGCCCGCCAGGGTGGCGCTTGTGCCTCCCAAAGCGATGCTTGTCGTCCCGAGCGTGATGCTGCTGTACTGCAGCGAAGAGTTCGGGATGTTGGACAGGGACAGAGTGTTTGTCCCGCCCAGGGAGACGGAAGCCGTTCCGGTGATGCCGCCAGAGTAGGTGAACGAGATCGACGAGTTGGACAGCGACCCGTTGCCGATGTTGGTCAGCGTGTTGTCGTTGCCGCTGATGGTCTTGCCCGTCAGGATCTGAGATCCCGTCAGGGTGACGACAGACGAGTCAATGCTGATCGTCTTAGCAGTGCCGCCATCGAAGGTAGACCCGGAGTTGAACTGCAGGCCCGTTCCGGCGGTCAACGCAGCAGTGGTGCTTGCCGTAATCGTTCCAGATCCGCCCAGGGAAATCACCACACCGTTGACGGTGATGGATGAGTTGACCAGGCTTGAATTTCCGATGTTCGACAGCGTGTTGGTGTTGCCGTCGATCGTCTTGTTGGTGAGGATCTCAGCGCCGGCTAAGGTGGCCAGAGTGCCCGTTACGGGCAGCGTCACATTCGTTGCCCCGGTGGCGGTCAGCGTGATGCCAAATGCCCCGACCGTCGAAAATGCGTCTGCCGTAGAGAAGGCGCCGCCCGTCGAGAACGTGCCCGTGGTCGAGAACGTGTCACCCGTTTGGAGGTTGCCCCCCAGAGTGGTCGTGTAAGTCCCGTTGTTGACGCCCGTACCGCCAGAAGCCGGGTTAAGGATGCCGCCAAGGACAATCGCGCCACTCGTGGGAACAGACGGCGTAAAACCCGTAGAGCCGGCACTGAAGGATGTCAAACCACCCGTCAGAGAGAACGACTGCCAAAATCCCGAGGCATAGCCGTCAAATGTCCCGGTGTCGGTATTGAAGCGGATCTCGCCATCAGATCCCGCAGGCTCCTGCGCCGTGTTCCCCGCGGGGATCTTCATCGATGCAACGCCAGGAATTACCGGGTTGTCGGCAATACGAATCGTCGGATCAGCAAAAACTCCCGTGCCGTCCGCTACGGTGATTTCGTTGGCCGTTCCCTGGATAGACCTGAAGGTAACGGCAGAAGGGCCTGTAAGGGCCAATAGACCCGTTCCTGAGGCGTTGGCCAGAGACAGGACATTCCCGGTCAGGGAGAAGGTCGGATTGCCAGAGATCCCGTCACCGTTGGCGATGGACAGGCCCGTGGTCGCCGAGGCTAGGGTTCTGCCCGTCAGGGTGGTGCTGCTCGTCTTTACCTGAATGCCATTGCCAGAGGCGGCAAGACTTGCGGGGGCTCCTGCGAGATTCAGTCGAAAGAACGACTGGGCTCCGCCATCGGACAGGTTGAAGTTCGCGTCCGTCGAGAAGTACCGACTGTTGTTGAGAGTCGGCTCGTTGTTGACCGTCAGAAAAGTCTGAGTCTGGGTCGGACTGTTGGCAATCGCCGCGGTCGTGGTCTTGTACGTCCCGCCGTTTTGAACGATCGGAACGAGTTCAGTGCCCGTTATTGGCCCCGCATCCGGGAGTTGGGTGATGGTTTGATTAGCCATTGGGTGTCACCGAAATTCCGTCGAGGTTGCCGTTGTTTTCGGGCGTGTCTGTGTTGCCCTCGGTCGAGACAATGTAGTCGCCTGCATTGTCCGTCACAAGGTTGTTGGGGTCTAGTGCAACAGACACATCCGGACGGGGAAAACGCAGGTTGATGCGCTCAGTTTTTCTCGCAGGAAGCCGGTAGGGGTCTTTCTCGTCAGCACAGCCCTGCTGACACACCTTCAGACCAGGGAAGTTGTGATCCGACATCTGCTCGTCCATAGGGCGCTTCATCTTGCATCTGTCGCAGATGAAGATCGCCAGTGAGGCGTTGCCGAAGGTGTCGAGAAAGACCGGCATATTTACTTCGTGTAAACGCTGATGTTCGGCGCGAAGTAGATCGGCGACTTATCGCGCTCCTCTGCCTCTGCCAGAGCAAGGTACTTCTCGGCCTGCTGCTCCAGGTAAGTGACGCGAGCGATGTCCACTGCGGGCAGTTCCAGGGACATCTGGTGGGCAAGCATATTGACCACGGCCATGTACCACCGCTGCGGGATCTGCAACTCGTCCGTCAGGTCGCCCACATTCATGATCTGCTTGGAGTACCAGACCGTCATCTGAACGAAGGGGTCAGAAGGCACTGGCCACAGATAGATCTGCGGATCGGGAACCGTGCGGTTGAACCAGAACTGGTAGGGCTGATTGGCCGTGAAGTTCTTGTTGGGCAGGTTCGTGTAGTCGTCCCGGTTCAGGCGCGACATCGTGATCTCTTGGCTCATGTTGCCAACCCAGAACTCACGCAGAGCCAGAGTCGTGCCGCTGTAAGCCCGGACACGGTAATACTGGACGCTCTGGCCAGGATTGATGTCCGTCCAGATCCACTCGTTGTCCCTGACGGCAACAGACCCCAGATCCTCCAGAGTCGACCAGGAAAGGCCGTCAGTGCTGTATTCCAGGGTCAGATTCCACGTTCCAGACCCGCCACCTGCGATGTAGGGCAGCAAACCGATTGATCCGGCGTAGATTGGGTTGTTCGTGCCGAAGTCGATGGAGATGTTGCCGTTGGCGGAGGTCTGTTGGCAGTAGGTTGCGGTGTTGGAGTCCCCAACAAAGGCCACCGTACCCCCTGCGGAGGTCGTGTAAGACCCATTTGGGCGCTGCATCGTGCGATACAGGGCGTTGAGAACGTCATTTGCACCCGTTGGGAGGGTGTAGATGTAGTTTTCGGGGGTCAGACCGAAGACTTTCTTCTCAATGGCCCAGTATTGGATGCCAATGTTGATCAGGTTCGTCAAAACGAAGCCAAGAGACTCCCGAGCACTCAAAACTTGCTCAGAAGTCAGTTCTTCGGCCAGTTTTCCGCACCTTCTGGCCCCGTGATCGATCAAAGTTTGGACGTTGTAGACCTGTCCGTAGGCGTCTGAGTAGGCCATTTGATCTCCTTCAGAAGCCTGAGCACTTCCAACGCTTCATAGAAGCCCTTGCGCGGCTTCCAGGCTCGCTTTTTTCGGCAATCGGACGCATCCGGGCGCAGAAAGAGTCCTTCCGAGCCCCTCCTTGGGGCTGCGGAGCCTTCAAATTGCTGCCCGTCTCGCGGTTGTACTTCTCCCGACCCTTCTGAGTCAGGCCCGCACCCTTAGAAACAGGCAGTTTTTCGCCCCGACCAACGGCCAGAGAGACGTTTCCGCCGTCCTTCTTGCCTTGAGCACGACGCTGAACATCGTAGGCGATGGCCACAGCCTGCTTCACAGGCTTTCCGGCCTTCACTTCCGTGCGGATGTTCTCCTTGAAAGCCTTCTCGGACTTGCCTTTGATGAGCGGCATGGTCAGGCCACCTGAATCATCGAAGCAATGATGGCCGGAATCGCAGGGTAAACAGGCGAAACACTGGCCGGGAGGTGCTCAATCGACACAGACGTAGCGGTTGGAACCCACACAACTTGGACGTAGTCCGCTGCGTTGAGATCCAACAAGAACGTCAGCGCGGCCACGTTGTATCCGAAGATGCTCGCGCTCTTGCGGGCCACAACCGTGTACTGAGTAGCGGAGTTCGCCAGATCAAGGCCGTTGATGCGAAGCCAGACCGTTGCGTCTTCCTGCGCGTTGCTCGTGTTCTTGAACTGGATGCTGAACTGCAGGTTGTACTTACCCGCTGACGGAACCGTGATCTTGCTGTTGTCCACAAGCGTCACGCCATCGGCTACATCCACGGTGTTGAAAGTAACAACAGTTCCCGAACTGATGCTGCCGGTCTGGTCGGTGCTGTCGCTGAAACCACCATACGCTGCGCCAAAAGCCCGCATGGTGGCCAGAGTTGCCTTGACGTTGGCCCCGCTCTGAACCAAGGGAACCAGTTCTGTGCCTGTCAGCGTCGCGGCTGACGGCATTGCGGAAATCTTTTGGTCGCTCATTAAGATGACTCCAAGATGATCTTGCTGTCGTCCTCTTGCAGGACATAGCCGGGAGAGGTCTCATCAGCGATGTAAAACGTCGTGACTGGCGTTGCGCCGTAAAGGTCAACAACCCCATCATCACCAACATCCTCACCGACACCACCCCCAACGGGGTTGACGGCGTTGACGTTTGCGCCAAAGCCGTCCGTCGTGTTGGCCTGATTGGCGACGCCGCCGTAGCCAACGTGAGGCATCAGATCCCCGCTTGAATGAGTTTCAGAGTGGCGGTTCCGGTTCCAGAGTTCACAAGCACCTTGATGCCAGTGACCGGGAAAGCGTAGTTGCCATCCTGATTGGTGGTCTCGCCCGCAATCGTCGGGTGGGAGAACCAAGTCGTGAACCCAACTGCGGGATCATCGAACGTATGCTGAACGGTGTAGTCCACAGTACCCGTCACGATCACACCAAAACCCACGTTGAACGGGGTGATGTTGGTGTTCATGACCAAGGAACTGCTAGAGCCCGTTCCAGTCTTGGAAACGGTTTGAACCTTCATGGTGACCCTTCAAAGAAAGCGAGGGCCGAAGCCCCCGCTCGTTTTCAGCACTTTACCGATCCGCCCCGCTTCTTGGAAGGGGTGACAGTTACAGACTTCTCAGTCTTGGTCACACTTCCAGAAGGAGCCTCCTTGCCCTTGAAGAGGCCTTTGGCGGCCTCAAACATCCGCTTTGGTGCGCCAAGGATGGCGTCACGCATCGCTTTGTTCTCAGCAGTCTCGGCCTTCTCGTAGTCGCGGAAAGCGCGTTCAGCATCGGCTTGCTTGATCGCAGATTGAGCCTCAGCAGGAATCTTCCCGCCTTCGGCCATCTTGACCTTGCCACCGTGCTTGAACGTCCCCGACTGGAGATTGTTCTTCACAGACTTGGAAACGGGCTTGGCCGGGTACGCGACGGGACGACCAGAGTCGTTAACACTGCCCCCCGCCGCGAAGGCTTTTTTTGCGGAGCCACCTTTCTTGAAGCCGCCCGCATTGCCCTTCTTCACTTCACCCGTGGTGGTGTTGGTCACCCCAGGCTTGGAAGTCGAGACATTGCCTTCAACGCCGCCACCCTTGGCATAGCAAGCCTTGCCGCCCTTCTTGTAGCCACCGGCATTGCCCATCTTGACCTCGCCGGTCTTCTTGGGAGTGTGGTGTTCACCTTCAGCGGTGACCATCTTGGTCTTGACGTAGCCTTTTGCGCCACGCTCAGACTCGGACACCGGCAGGATGCCACTCTTAGGAACAGCGCCGCCTTCCTTGAAGCCGCCCTGACCCATCACGACGCCGCCGGTCTTCAGACCCTTGTGGGCCTTGGACGCAGGCATAGCAGCGTGCTTTTGCAGAGCGGTGTCGCCACCTTCCTTCATGCCCATCATCGCAGCGCGACGAGCGGCCATC